TGAGCTCATCGAACAGGAGAGACGCGACCAACTGGTCAGTCGCGCCAACCCCCGCAATGATTCGCCACCTCCCAACGTCAGCTTTCTTCTTCTTGTGTGGTTCCTGCTTGATAAAGGCATAAATCTCATCCATTTCCGGTGTTCCACTAGCCAGCACCTCAAACCTCTGCTTGACTGCACTCCTCAGCTCCTCCAAGGCCGGACCACCATAACCGAAGAAGGGTTTGTAGCCAAACACATCACGGTTGGTAGAACCTGCCTTGTTCCACGGAAGGCCAGGAGTGGAGTCAGGGTCTAGTCTGACTTCCCCCCTTGAGGTCCCCGAGACCCATGCTCTGAAGAGGTCAGGGGACCCAACAATCTTGTGAATTCTCTGTAGATGATCGCACGTTGCTCTACACTCTCCGCCTTGAAGGGGATCTCTAATTCGGTGAAGTAGTGTTTTGACAGCGTCAAGAGCTCTGGATCGTTCATCACAGCTCGGACTTTCCCCTCGTGAGCTTTCTCTGAGCTCAAGATGGACTGAAATCGAGCGGCGCAACTCTTCGCGGTCGCGGGACTTTGGTGGGTCTTGGTATTCGCACCCTTGCGGGAAGGCTGCTGAGATGTACTCTGGTGGGGTAAGGATCCCTTCGGACCCGCCCCCACCGAAGTCTCTGTCTCGATACTCGTCAGGGCTTTCTTCATTGCATGTTCCGACCTCTTCGCGAAGACTGAAGCCTCCACGTTCTTCCCATTCGTCCCAGAACTCGCACTCCCTTGAGATGTGGTCCGAGGCGGCGCAGAGGTAACATCGTTGCCTGAACAACTTTGGCCCCCGCTTGGTCCCGCCCGTACTGCTTTCTGGGGCCCGGGTTGGCCCCGATCGGAGTTTAAATCGCTCCCGAAGAGGTTGTCAAACAACTCAACTATGGAGTCGGGCAGTCCTTCCTGATTGACTACAGGCTTAGGTTCTCCCTCATCAGGTGCGATGTCTCGTTGCGGTATCTTCTTCATCTCTTCGAGGATTCTGGCGAGTTCCTGAGTGACCTTGGTCACCTCCCGAGTGGCCTGAGGGAAGGGTGGCTGTTCAGCCGCCTTCTTCTTCTGCCGGTTCACACTATTGTAGGCTGTGATATCGCCTGGGCCCTTCTGAGCCACCAAATTCACGATCTTTGAGCATTCGGCCATCGTAGAGCTTGAGTCTGCCAACGCCCCGTTAAGAAGGGTAATCGATGCACAATACTGCATAAACTCCTCCATCTTCATGGTTCCAGCCAGCAGACGTCGGCGAGTCAGGATCAACCGATTGGAGAAGCCACCCGTCATAGACGTCAACGAAGCTACTAACTCAGAAGCGCGCTCCATAAGAGTCAACGCTTGCTTCAAGTTTTGCTCATCAACGTCTGAGACGGGGCCCGCCTCATGGTCATAACTGATCACCGAAGGAACGCTGGGTGTTGTCCCCGTGAACGTAAGAGTCGCTCGATCATCAACGAATCTCTTCCCTGCCTTTCCCTTGGAAACGGGCAGCTCATACTCCTCATATGTGTCGTACTCATCATACTCGAATTCATCAGGTTGTTTGGGAATGTAGTGCTTGATGTCACGCAGAATTCCCCTGGCTGCATCTCTCACTTGCGCGATTTGCCAATCATTTAGTTCATCCGTGGTGTAGGATGCCAAAGACCTTCCTTTCTGATCAAAGAAGTAGAACAACTCCTCGTCGACCCCCCACGGGAGCCTCTGAACGGTAGCAGCGCCGACCTTCATCATACTCATATAAGCCCCCCACGACTCCCGTTGTATGGTCACGGCTTCCCTCTTGAGCTTAACCCCTTCATCCAGGTACTCAAAGCACTCAGACTTGAGGCTCTCCCAAGGAGTCGCCGCT